TTATGAAAGGCCGTGGTTAAAGAAAACAAGACAATTAAGAGCAGGTCAATACGGAGAAGTATTTTCACGAGATAATTTACCTTCTTATTATCTACGAGATTATATTGGTAATGCAAAAGTAGAATATGTACAACATCATACATCACATGCGGCCGCAGGGTATTTCACATCACCTTATGAAGAAGCTGCTATTGTGGTTATAGATGCTATGGGAGAATGGGAAACTTGTACTATTTGGTATGCGTGGGGAAGTCATTTAGAGAAACGATATAGTTTGAAATATCCAAACTCATTAGGATTGTGGTATAGTGCAATGACTCAACGATTAGGATTAAAACCACAAGAGGATGAATATATTCTTATGGGAATGGCTGGATGGGGAACAGTCGATGAAGAATTAAAACATAATATACGAAATGATTTCTTTAAAACAAATCCATTACTTATTAAATTAAATCAAAATCTACATCGTGGATGTTTAGATTGGAATCCAGAATACTATCCCGATGATGATAGTGAAGAATGGAAATTCAATATAGCGGCAAATGTTCAGAGTATTTGTGAAGATGAGATAAGAAAAGTATTTAAACTGGCACAACGATTAGTTCCTGAAACTGATAATTGTGTATATGGTGGTGGAGTTGCATTAAATTGTGTAGCCAATAGTATTATTGCAGAAGAGTTATATCCTAATTTATGGATATTACCAAATCCAGGAGACGCTGGTTCATCACTTGGATGTGCTGCATTAGCTTTTGGAGAGCACGTCAATTGGAAAACGCCGTTTACAGGATACGATATAAAAGGAAGGTATCCTAGAAAAAAAATATTAGATGAATTACTTCTAACTAACATAGTTGGGGTTGCAAGTGGACGTGCTGAGTTTGGGCCGCGCGCATTGGGCAATCGATCGCTGTTGGCTGATCCTCGTGGTAAGAAAATTAAAGATAAAGTGAATAAAATCAAACATAGACAAAAATTTAGACCATTTGCACCTGCAGTATTGGAAGAATATGCTAATGATATCTTTGATATGCCTGTTAAGAAGTCACAATTTATGCAATTTGTAGCTAAATGTAAATTTCCAAAGAAATATCCAGCAATATGTCATGTAGATGGTACTTCGAGAGTACAAACGGTCTCAAAACATGATAATCCAGGATTTTACAGATTAATTAAGGAATTTTATGAGAAAACGGGATGTCCTATGGTTTTAAACACAAGTTTGAACATAAAAGGACAACCAATTGTGAATTCTTACATAGATGCAACAGCATTTTCTAAAAAATACGGTGTAAAGGTGTTTTCCTGATGTAAATTTATATATATTTTTGCAACTTAATATTTATAATTGAATAACTACAATCATTGGAGTGAAAATATGTCAAATACTTTAGAAGTTTTGAAAAGGATAGTTCGTGAAGAATATCAAGATATGATGGATGGTGTTAATATACATCCAAACGGTTTTAGAGATTATACAAAAGAGAAAAATTCTGATTTCGATGAACCACATAGCACAGAAAAAATGGAATCTGTAAATGAAGGCGCGTGTTGTGATAGTTGTAATGAAGGAAAAGTATGTTGTAGTGTAACTGAAAAAGTTAATGAAGAATTAATGAACGAAAACCCAGCCGCCGCCGCGGCCGCAGCAATGGCAGCTGTTCAGGTAATGAACGCCAAAGGAAATAAAATTAAAGGTACTTCAGCATTACGAAGTTCAGATCCTTCTACGAAAAGAAAAGCAGTAGGTATATTCAAAAGATTAAAAGATAAATTTTCAAAAAAGAAAGAACCAGTAGATAAAGCAGCTCAATATCGAGCCTTAGTGCAAAAACAAAAAGATGATTATAACCGAGAATCCGTAAAATTAACCAAAACAAGAATTAAAGAAATAATTAGAGAAGAAATTCAAACAGTATTAACTGAAGGAACTCGTTGGAATGTGGGAATTGAAACTCCAAATGGTAAAATAGCATCTACTTACGGGCATTGGGATGGTTATCCAGAATTTGTAGGTAAGATGTTAAAAAGATATTATTCTAATACTGGTAAAGTAAAACAATTATTGAAACTTGGAAAACAAGGTATTTCTTCTATTGATAAAAGTATGAAGGGTGGAAAAGACCATACTTTTGATAATGCTAAAAAAGGTGAAACGATATTTTTTGGACGTGATAGGGGTGAAAAGAGTAGTGCAACTAATGTATCAAAAAGTCGTGAAGATTTACTCAAAGGTAGTAATCGTTGGAGTGGTGGTACAGAATTTATGTATATTTGGTCTGTAAAAGAGAAAAAATGGTATTATGTATCAAGATATTCTAATCCCCAAGATTGGAAGGAATTAAAGTAATGATAAAATTAAAAGATTTAATTAAAGAAAATGTACAATTACCAAATGGAGTACAAATTCAAATGGGTAAGATTTTTACTGGTGAAGGAAGAGCTTTTGTAAAAGAAGAAGATATAGAATCCGTAAATGAGGTGGATTTTCTTGATAGAAAAAGAGATAAGGCCAAGAAACACTTTTTGAAAGCTTTACAGAATACAGAAAAACATATTAAAAGAATTAAACAATTTGCAAAGGGAAATGAATGGGGAATGGTTAGTTCTTTTATAGAAGATGGACTTGTATATGATATGAGAGATTTGGACAGAGAAATTACCACTATTATTAGTATACCACCTATTGGTAAAGAATCTGTAAAAGAAGCTGGAATGGGTATATTAACTTCAGACCAGGCAGATATATTACAAGGTATTGTATTAAGAAATAAAAATAAAAATTTAAAGGGTATTTTAAATGTTGCATTAAAGAGTGGACATTTTAAAGGTGTGGATAAAAAAGAATTGTTAGGGTATATTGATGGAGCTAAACAATTTGTTAAATATATGAAAAGTCATCCAATGGAATCCGTTATATCTGAAAGAAATCCAGATGCTGAATTATATAAAAAGTTAGGAAAAATTGGAACTGATATAGGTAGTATTGTAAAAAAGTATGAGAAGATGGCAGACACAGATAAGGCATTAAGTACTTTTATGGTAGGTTTACATGGTATGTTAAATAAAATGGGATATAAAGAATTTAAATAATGCCTTTTAAGTCTGAAAAACAGAGAAAATGGATGCATGCAAACGAACCTGAAATGGCAAAGAAGTGGGAAAAGGAAGAACAGAAGGAAGCAGTTCAAGTGGATGTAAATAAAGTATTAAAAAATCCAAAAATTAAGCAATTGTTGAAAAGATTGGGAATTAGACAAGCTCAGTCTTATAAAGCAGCAATGAAGATTCTTAATTATCTTGCCAATAACCCACATGCCCTTAGTACTATAAAACATGCATTTGAATCAGTAAAAGAAGAAAGAGATTATAAGGCAGAATACAAAAAATATGGTTCATCTACTAAAGCTAAGAAATATAGAGCAGAATTAAATAAATATAATCGACAAAAAGGAACTTATGGTAATGGTGATGGAAAGGATGCATCACATAAGGGAGGCAAAATAGTGGGATTTGAAGCAGAATCAAAAAACAGAGGTAGAGCAGAAAAAAGTCGTTTGAAAAAAGAATCCACTGCTAATTTTAGAAGTAAGGCTTCGGAAAAAGTACTAAAATTTACAGATATTAAAGATAGTAGTTTAGCGAGACATCTTAAAGCAGTTACTAAAAAAATTGGTGCAGAATTGGAAAAGATTTCAGGTGGATTTCAAGTTAGAGGAAATCTTCAAGACCTAACTACCGTAGTTGATTATGTATTTGATAAGTCAATCAAGAAAGGACTTATGAAAGGTGGTGGAATGGCAAAAATTAACGTAGAATCAGTTGAAGAAATGTTAAACCCACCAAATTATCTTGATAATCAGGCACCCACTCCTGTTAATTCTCCAGATGAAGAAAATTTAGTTAATCGTGGAAAGAGAACAAATAAATCTGGACAACCAAAGTTTGGAACTTTTAGAAATGAATCTGTGAAAGGACTCGGTATGAATGAATCTGTAAATGAATCCGTTAAAGTAAGAAGTGGAGAAACAGCTAAAACAGGTAAGTGGGAAGTTTATAATCCTAAAACCAACGAAAGTATTAAAGAAGTTGGAAATGCAAGAGCAGCTACAAGATTAATGAGTAGATTAATGAGTAGTGGTCAATACGACAATGTTGCATCAAGACACGTTGAAACATATAAGAAAGAGTCCATAAAAGAAAAAATATCAAAAGATGAATGGGCACAATATCCAAAATACGCAAGAAAATTAAAACCATATTTACAGAGACTTTTTAAAGTACCTATAAGGGTTAAAGTTATAAAACAGGCAAATCATAATCCTTGGATTGATGTAAGAGTGGCTAGATTTGGAAAAGATATAATCCCAAATGATTTTAGAGTAAAGGCAGCTAAAGTGATTGGTGCAAGAGGTGTTAGAGATTGGGATAATGTAAATTATGGTAATATACGAGTAAATTCAATCTCACTACAAGCGGATGATTGGAAAAAATTGTTAGGAAATAAAGTAAAATGAAAATAGATTTGACACAAATTATTTTATCAGGAGCAGTCTTGGTTGTAACAGGAATAGGTGGATGGACAATATCAACAACAAATGAATTAGAAAACGAAGTTCAGTTACTTAGACATGAAATAAATGAGATGAAGGAAGATGTGGATGTTATGAAGGCAGGTCTTTATTTAACAGACCCAGATCATAATTCAAGAACTTGTCCAATTTGTTTACATCAGGAAGTGGGGTACAGATAATGAAAATAACTAAAAAAGATATACATAAAATGATTGGTGAAGAATTAGAATCAATTATTAAAGAAGGTTTTGGTGGGGAGTTGAATGAGAAGGACAGGGCTGAATTTGAGAAGGTGAGAATGAGTAATGCAGAAGTTCTTGGATATAAATTAACAGGGAAACCTGATGTAAAATTAAAACAAGAAGATAAATTGAAGAATGGAAAACTTAAACATATTAAAAAAACTATTTGATTTAATACGGAGGTTATTTATGGCAAATAATGAAACACTAACTACTTTTGATGAAATAATTGAATTGACATTAGAACACGAAGGTGGTTACGTCCACGATCCAAAAGATTTGGGCGGCGAAACTAATTTTGGCATTGCTAAAAGATTCTATAAAGATGTAGATATAAAGAATCTTACAAAAGAAGGTGCTAAAGAAATCTATAAAAAAGACTATTGGGATAAGAATAAAGTAGATGATTTACCTGATGGTTTAAAACACATCTTTTTTGATATGTGTGTAAATCAAGGTAGAGGAACAGCAGTAAAGATTTTACAAAGTGCAATCAATGGTAAAGGTGGTAAAATAGCGGTTGATGGTGGATTCGGGCCAGGTACTAAGGCGGCATTAGCAAAACACAATCCATCTGTAGATAGAGTTCGGTGTTATCGTCTAAAACACTATTATGACTTAGTGAATAGAAAACCAGAACAAGAGAGATTTATATTTGGATGGTATAAGAGAGCACTTTCAGTTTAACTTAACGGAAAATACAAGTGAAGAAATTAACTGAATGGTTAACTAAACCCCTGATAGATGAAGATATAAATATACCAGTTAATATTGGTGATACTATTCTTGTTGGGAAATTTAAAAACAAGAAAATGAAAATCAAAAACATTGGTAAAGATGATCACGGTATGCCAACTATCAACGGTAGAAAAGCCACTACATTCAGAATACATAAAACAGTTAATATATTTGACGAAGATAATATAGATGAAAGTAAAACAGAATTTGTAATTTGGGGTATTCCTCCAGGTAAGAAACACGAAGATATACTTTATACAAAGGCTAAATCACACTCCGAAGCTAAAAAGATAATAAAAATATTAACTAAGAAACACGGAGTTACGAAAGCTAGAATACAAGTTTTAGATATGGCACAAGACCCAAAAGATATTTGGAAAGCAGATGATTTATTTGAAGGAAAAAATGACCCAGGTATTTTTAAGGCAGTATTTCTTGCAGGTGGGCCAGGTAGTGGAAAGTCATATGTTGCTGGTGGGTTGTTTGGAATACCCGATAAATTAACCACTTCTGCATACGGATTAAAACTTGTCAATCAAGATACTGAATTAGAAAATTTTTTACAAAAGTATTTTGGTTCGAAAGATTTAGATAATATGCCAGATGATTTATTTAGACAGATTACTGATCCAAGTTATGGTGCACATATGGGTGTGAGAAAACACGCTAAAGCTTTGAGTAAACAAAGATTAAAGTTATATTCAAAAGGTAGACTTGGTGTTATTGTTGATGGTACTGGTCACAAATATAAAGAAGTTAAAAAGGAACGACAAAAATTGATTGATTTAGGTTATGATACCTATATGATATTTGTAAATACCTCATTAGAAGTTGCACAAATGAGAAACAAATTAAGAGATAGAATTTTACCAGAAGAAATTGTTGAAAAGTATTGGAATAATGTACAAAAAAATATGGCATTTTTTCAAGGACTATTTGGTGGTTCTAATTTTATGTTAGTTGATAACAATGCTACTTTAAAACCAAAACAAGCACAGAAAAAATTTAATATGTTGGTTAGTAAGGGTATTGGAAAATTTATTAGAAAACCAATCAAAAATAGACAGGCTAAAAAGTGGTTAAATAAACAAAAATTCATAGAATCTATTGGTTTAAGTGCGGGTGGTGGAGTGATTAGTGGCGCACCAAGTGTAAAGAAAGTTAATAAAGTAAAAAAACAATTAGATAAAAAACGAAAAGATGATGAATATCGTAAAGTAGATGAATGTATTGCAATAGCCAAAAAATTCGGAGATGATATTGTAATAGGTAAGAACCGAGATAGAAACTATAATCCAAATCTAAAAGTAGTTAGAGAACTTAGTGGATATGGTGTGGAAACGTGTTATGTGATAGACCAAGATACAGATTGGTCAGAGGGAATGAACTCAGAGGGTATTGGTTTGGTAAATTCTGCATTATTCGTAAAACGAGATGAGAAAGATTTTGATAAGGCTAAGAAAAAGAAGGCTATGTCTAAAGATGGAGTAAGAATTAGAGAAGCACTTTCTAAAACGACTTTAAAAGATGCTGTTGAATCACTTATAACATTTCATGGTGGTATTAAAGGACATACATTAATTAGTGATGGAAATAAATTAGTTGAAATAGAAAATACAAGTAGAGTTAATCCTAAAGTTAAAATACATGATTTAAAACAACCCGTAGTTAAGACAAATCACGGAATTTATCATCCAGAACAAGGATATAATAAAGGATCAGATAGACATTCTTCTGTAGTGAGATTGAATAATTCATTAGAGATATTAACTAAAGAAAAAGATTATAAAAAGGTATTTCCAGCGTTTTATAATCATAAACAAGATGAAGGCCCGAAATTTGATTTAGTTAGAGCACAGAATAAACTCTGGACATCAAGTCAGTTAATGATGAATTTAAATAAAAGAGAAATGACTTTATATTTGATACCAGGAGCAGTTAAGTTTTTAGGAATTGAGAATACTCTACCAAATGATTATGAATCAAAACTTAAATTAAAAGTCCGTCAATATGAACATTCTCCAGGGGATAAATATGACACATATATTACTACAGATAAGGCAGAGAAGAAAAGTGCAATTAAAGATACTGGTGTAACGGTTGAAAAACTTAATAAAAAGCTTGACTTATATAGTAAAAATGTTGTATATTCACTTAGTGAGAAATCTTTACCAAATAAAATAAAAGATAAATTTAAAAAATTAAAAAATCAACCCGACTCAGAAGCAGGTAAAGATTTTTCAAAACATCATCAATATTCGCTGAGTGCAGATGATATGGGTAATTGGGCAGAGCCAGACACTTATGATTTTGATGATGATATGGAAAGTGAACCAGGACATCAAAAAGACAAAGACAAAAAGAAAAAAGGATATGAACCCGTAACTGAAGCAACTGAAAAAATTACAAAGGTTGTAGGAATCTACGGTGGACGGTTTCAACCGTTTGGGCCCCACCATTTGAAAACCTACGAATGGTTAAAAAAACAAGTTGATGTAGCATATATCACTACATCTGATATAAAACAACCACCACGTCATCCAATGAATTTTAAAGAAAAAGTTCGTCATATGGTGAAAATGGGAGTGCCTAAAAATCGTATTATAAAAGAAAGAACACCCTATGTTGCTAAAAACACATTAAAGAAATTTGATGAAGAAACAACTGCTGTAATCTACATATTTGGTGAAAAAGACGCTGATAGATTAACGGGTGGAACTAAGAAAAGTGGTGGTAAGACATATTATCAAGATTATAAAAAGAATAAAAATAAAATGAGTGGATATGAGGAACACGGATACATTCATACAGCACCTCATGTTTCAATGAGAGTGGGTGGAATGGAAGTTAGTGGAACTTCTATGAGAGAACTTCTTGGTTCACCAAAATATGAGGAAGATAGGGAACGAAGATTTAAAAAATTCTTTGGATATTATGATAAAGGTGTTTTTAATATGATGACGAATAAATTTAAAAAATTATATGAGGTGTATGATAATTTTCTAATTAAGAATCCAAATATTATACCAAAATTATTAAAAGAAGTTGCTAATAGTGGTATGTTCCCTACAGATGACGGCCCACCAACATTTTATGATGGGTTTGAGGATTACAAACGAGTTACAAAAGGTTGGATTGAAAATATGTATTCTCATGAACAAATTAATGATACGGGGTGGGATTTATTGAGTTATATTATAAGTGATTCTGCAGTGGATCCAGGACTTGATTATACAACTTCAAAAAACATAGTTCCAGCAGTTGCTTATGGTAAAAAAGGAACTGGGGCCTATGGTGAGAGATTTGGAAGAACAAATCCAATAGAGGCGTATAAAGATAGAATAAAATTTATAATGAGTAGTTTGGGTTGGGAAGTTCTTAATTGGAATGGAATTACTCCCGATGGTAAAAACTATACAGGAGTGGAAGTTGAGGCACCAGTATCGGCTGGAGTAGATGAAGAAGAAGTCGGACAAAATACAGAAAGAGCAAAAAATCTTAATTTATCCCCGATGGATAAATTTCACGGAGATAAAATTCCAGAATTGGATGAAAATTTAGATTTAACAGAATATGTAAATCTGTTAGTTACAGACAAACAGTATAACGGAAAGGAGTTATTATTAATGGGTGGAGCTTATGGTCACATGAATCATCCCTTTGATGATAAAAGTTTGACATTTGGTGATTTAAAAAATATTATTACTTTGGGATTGGGTGGTAAATTAAGTCGAGAAGATAATGTTACAGAGAAACTTGACGGCCAGAACTTAATGATAAGTTGGAAAGATGGTAAATTAGTTACGGCTAGAAATAAAGGACAATTAAAGAATTTTGGTGCAAATTCTATGGATACGAGTGGAGTAGCATCTAAGTTTGCAGGTAGAGGTGATATTAGAGATGCATTTGTATTTGCAATGAAAGATTTGGGGAAATCTATCAGTAGATTATCCGACGCACAAAAAGAAAAGATTTTTGGAAATGGTAAGAATTGGATGAATCTTGAAGTAATCTATCCAGCATCATCAAATGTGATAAATTACGATAAGGCAGAGATTGTATTTCACGGAGCATTAGAATATGATGAAAGTGGTGCGGCAATTGGTGAACTTAAAGGTTCTGGACGGATGTTGGCAGGAATGATTAAACAAGTTAATCAACATATACAAAAACATTATAAAATTGGTAAACCTCAATTTTTACAAGTATCAAAGGTACAAGATTTTGGAAAAAAGAAGGCAGGATTTATCAGTAGATTAAATAAATTACAAAAAGAATATGCATTGAAGGATAATGATACATTATCAAAGTATCATCAATCATTTTGGGAAGAATTCATCTTTAATTCATCAAAACAACATAAAGCAAAAATACCGAATAGAGTTTTGATTAATTTAACTAAAAGGTGGGCATTTTTTGATAAATCATATAAAATAGTTACAATCAAAAAAGATTTGAAGAAATTTCCTGATTTTTTGGATTGGGTATTGTCTTTTGATAAAAATGATCATCAAAAATGGGTAAAACAAAATATGAAACCGTTTGAAGTGTTATTTTTTGATGTTGGGGCTGAAATATTGAAGAATATTAGTGGATATTTGGCAGTTTCGGGTGATAAGGCAGTACAAAAGATAAGAAAAGATGTAATTAAGGCAATACGTAAAGTAGGACAAGGTGGAGATGTTAAAAAGATAGATGCCTTAGTACATCAACTAGAAAAATTGGAAGCAATTGGGGGATTATCTTCAATTGTTCCATCAGAAGGAATAGTATTTAAGTATAAAGGTAATACTTATAAGTTTACAGGAGCTTTTGCACCCGTGAATCAAATATTAGGGTTATTAAACTTTTAGAGGTTATTATGGCAGGATATAGTAGAGAAAATCAAAGACAAAACGACGCATTACAATCAATTCTTGATGGTAAGACACCAGAAAAACGTATATTGGTAGGTTATGAAGGTGATAAAATAGAACTTACTGAAGCGGAGAAAGAAGAACGAAAACTTTCTGCAGAAAAGGCTGATATATTTAAGGAAGCACGGATGCCTTGGTTTTGTCCAGAGTGTAATAAAATAATGAAAACTCGATTAGATAATAAATTTTATTATTTACAACGTAGGTGTCATGATTGTGTGGTTAAAGAAGAAACCAAGATGAGAATAAATGGTACTTATGAAGAATATGAGAAAAATAAAGTAAGAGAGAATAAACTGTCTTATATTAGAGATTTAAAACAAACTATCGAAGATTGGAAAAATTCTCCAGATTCGGTAAGTTTTTTTAATCAGGTAAAGGCAGATGGTTATTCGGTAGATGAAGAAAAGTGGGGCGGAGATGATGGAGAAGAAATGAAAAAACTTTTAGAAGAAGCTGAAGATTATTTAAAAAACTTAGAAGAAACAATTTAATTGATATTTATATGTAGGTAAAACACAGTTAATTAGGAGATTTACAATGACACAAGATGAATTGCGTAATATAATCAGAACTGAGATTAAGGAAGTGATGTCTGAAGAAGGTAAAGGTTTAGAAGATTACAAACTTCCAGCACAGGCTGAAAGATATTTAAATAAGGCGGTTGATGCTATTAAAGGTGCCAATCTTAATCGTAAAAGACAAGTAGCAGCATTGGCAAGAATAGTTAAGGCGTTAAATTTAGATAAGAGCGATTTAATTAGGTACTTTGCTAAAATAAAACGTGGTCTTTAATGAGTTGGGACTCATTCAGGAAATTTCTTAAAAAGATAAATCCTGTTTGGATATTTACGTTCTTTTTAGGGCTATCACAACTATTATCCAAAATAAAAAAGAAAAAAATAGTAAAGATAGACAAAAAAATTAAAGATATAAATAAAAAGAAGAAACAAATTAAGTCTGCCACTAAATCTGTTTCTAAAAAAAGTGATAATTTAAAAGCAAAGGCAAAAAACCTTGAAAAAGAAATAGAAGAAGTTAAAAAAGGTTCTTCTAAGGCAAAAAAAGTGAAAGATATATCAGAAGCTGAAGATTTTTTAAGAGAATTTGCTAAGAAAAAATAATAGGAGATTGAAATGGCAATACCAGACAATTTAGCACTGGGTGACTATAATAAAGTAACCGAGGTAGCGTCAAGTACAACATATCACGCAACTGGTTCAAATTCTGGTGCAGGATTTATTGTTGAAAATTTGACAAATGTAGTAATCCATTGTGCTAGTGGTGGAACATTAGATAGTGGACAACTTAGTACTAAAACACTTTATCCAATTGGTGTAAGGAAAGTAGTAATTGGTGCAACTGGTGTAGTTTACGTACTACATAGATAATTAAAATAATTTTGACTAATGAAATGGATAATACATTTATTTTTAGTTGGTACTCTGTTCGGACAAATGACGCTGAGCGAAGAGGATGCTATAAATTTAACTAATAATATAAAAGATTTACAATTTGAAGTAGATAGTTTATCAAAAATAGTTTCGTATCAGGACAGTTTAGTTGATATTTATAAGGGAAAATCAGTAGCTGATGATTCTTTAAAGGTTTTATATAAATCTCAAATTAAATTATCTGACGAACAAATTAAATTATTAGAAAAGAAAGAAAAATTAGTAGAGCCATCTTGGTATGAAAATAAATGGTTATATTTTGTTTATGGGGCAGGAATAGTAGGAATCCCCGCATATAATGTAGGTAAAGGTATCAACTGGTTTAAATAATGGATAAAAAGAAAAATATAAAAGACGCAATAAAACGAGAATTTATTAAATGTGCAGAATCTCCTGTTTACTTTTTGAAAAAGTATTGCGTTATACAACACCCACTTAAAGGAAAGATTCCTTTTAATTTATATGATTTTCAAGAAAGAACAATTGAAGATTTATTAAAAAATGAATATAATGTAATTCTTAAGGCTAGGCAGTTGGGTATTAGTACATTGACTGCAGGATATTCTTTGTGGATGATGACTTTTCATAATGATAAGAATATTTTGGTTATTGCAACAAAACAAGATACAGCTAAAAACTTGGTAACAAAGGTTCGTGTGATGCACGCAAATCTTCCAAGTTGGTTAAAGGCAAATTGTGTAGAGGATAATAAACTATCATTAAGATATAGAAATGGTTCTCAAATTAAGGCAATTGCAAGTTCCGAAGAAGCAGGTCGTTCTGAAGCACTATCCTTATTGGTGTTAGATGAGGCGGCATTTATTCCTAAAATAGATACAATATGGACTGCTGCATCTCAAACTTTGGCATTAGGTGGACGATGTATAGCACTTTCTACACCAAATGGTGTTGGTAATTGGTTTCATAGAACTTGGGTTGATGCTGAAGATGGTACTAATAATTGGAATATGATTAAACTTCATTGGACTATACATCCTGACAGAAATGAGGATTGGAGAGAAGAACAAGATAAATTGTTAGGCCCTTCAATGGCAGCTCAAGAATGTGATTGTGACTTCATCACTTCAGGTCAAAGTGTAGTTGATGGTGTTATTTTAGAAGAATATAGAACCACTATGGTGAAAGACCCGATGGAAAGACGTGGAGTTGATAGTAATATATGGATATGGGAACAACCAAATTATACAAAAGATTATGTGGTGAGTGCTGATGTTAGTAGAGGAGATGGAACAGACTATTCAGCATTTCATGTTATGGAAGTAGAAGATTGTAAACAAGTAGCGGAATACAGAGGAAAAATTTCTACGAGAGATTATGGTAATTTACTTGTTAATATAGCCCAAGAGTATAATAATGCATTATTAGTTATTGAGAATGCATCAATTGGATGGGCAGCAATTCAACAAGTAATAGATAGAGAGTATGAGAATCTATTTTATATGAGTAAAGATTTACAGTATGTAGATACACAAAAACAAATGACTAATAAGATTTATAGACAAGAAAAACAAATGGTTCCAGGTTTTACAATGTCTACGAAAACAAGACCGTTAGTTATTTCTAAATTAGAAGAATTTTTTAGAGAAAAGTCAGTTAAAGTCTATTCCCAGAGATTAATTGATGAATTATTTGTATTTATATATAACGGAACTAAGGCCGAAGCAATGTCAGGATATAATGATGACTTAGTAATGTCATTTGGTATTGGATTGTGGATTAGAGAAACTGCATTAAGATTGAGGGCCGAAGGAGTAGAATTACAAAAGAAAACTTTGACAGGAATCGATATGAATCCTGGCATTTATGTAACGGATGAAAACCCAGCTCAGGACGCCTGGACTTGGGATGTAGGAAATAGAAATAAAGATAAAGAATCTTTAGAATGGTTAATTAATTAGAGGAAAGTATGGCAGATACATCAATAAGAGCTCGACTGTTTAGATTATTTTCTGGTAACGTTATTGTTAGAAACGTTGGTGGAAGAAAATTAAAAGTAGCAGATACGAGTAAAGTACAATATTTACCACAAAAACAATTGGTGGATAGATACCAACGATTGTTTTCAACGGGTAAAGGATTATCTGGATATTCAGATACCGCAATGGTACGCTCATTACGGTTAGGGTTATTTAGAGATTATGAATCAATGGATAGTGATTCCATTATAGCATCGGCATTGGATGTTTATTCAGATGAATCAACAATGAAATCCGAGTATGGTGATGTTTTAACAATCAATAGTGATAATGATCAAATAAAACAAATATTACATAATTTATTTTATGATATTTTGAATGTAGAATTTAATTTATGGTCTTGGGTTCGTAATATGTGTAAGTATGGAGATTTCTTTTTACATTTAGAAATTGATGATAAGTATGGGATTAAAAATGTAGTTCCGCTATCAAGTTATGATGTTGTGAGATTAGAAGGAATTGATCCAGAAAATCCAGAATATGTTAAATTCGTATTAGAATCAGCAGATCCAAATCAGGTAAAACTGACTCATACTCAACAAGAGTTTGAGAATTTTGAAATTGCTCATTTTAGATTATTGGGAGATTCAAATTATTTACCGTATGGTAAGGCTATGGTTGAAGGTGGTAGAAAGACTTGGAAACAATTATCTCTTATGGAAGATGCTATGTTAATTCATAGGATTATGAGAGCACCTGAAAAGAGAGTGTTTAAGATTGATATAGGAAATATTCCACCTGCTGAAGTTGATAATTATATGAACCAAATTATTAACAAAATGAAAAAGGCTCCCGTAGTAGAAAAAGAATCTGGTGATTATAACTTACGATATAATATGCAGAATATTACAGAGGATTTCTTTGTACCTGTTCGTGGTGGAGATAGTGGAACACAAATAGATTCTTTACCTGGATTAACTTATGAAGCAGTAGAAGATATTGAGTATTTAAGAAATAAATTAATGGCAGCATTGAAAGTTCCAAAGGCATTTCTTGGATATGAAGAACAAGTAGGTAGTAAGGCAACACTTGCAGCAGAGGATGTAAGATTTGCTAGAACTATTGAAAGAATACAAAGAATTGTAGTTAGTGAATTAACTAAAATTGCAATCGTACATTTATATGTACAAGGATATACAGATGCGGATTTAGTTAATTTTGATTTAGGTTTAACAAATCCATCTACAATATATGAACAAGAAAAAATTGAGTTGTGGACGAGTAAAACTTCACTTGCATCTTCAATGTTACAAGATGGTATAGTTTCTACAGATTGGATTTATAGAAATATATTTGGATTCACCGAAGAAGAAATTAAGAAAGAAGATGAAGGTATTGTTTTCGATTTTAAACAAAAATTTAGAAGAGGACAAATAGAAACCGAAGGAAATGATCCAGCAAAAACTGGAGAATCACAAGGAACACCAAGTGATTTAGCTATGGGTAGAACAGGACACGAGTTAGATGATGAAGGTGGAAGTCCTGAAGGTGGACAAGAGGGAGCAGGTAGACCTAAAGAAGGCCCTCATTATGGAAAAGATGGTAGTGCTAGAGGTAGAGATCCATTAGGTAAACACGATAAAAGAAAAGGTGGAAGTGGAGCACCTAAATATGGTAAATCATTAGCTTTAGCCCACGTAGATAAACTAAAGGGAACATTAATTAAACCTCATACGAAGATATTAACGGAGTCTGAGGAAGTAAAAGAGGAATATGATAAGGAAATAAATTCTAAATAGCAATATATATAAATTTTAGAAGTTTAATATTTATAATAGAATGAATATAATTATCATTGGAGTGATATATGTCAAAAAAGTTGAAGCACAGTAAAATTAAAAATACTGGTGTGTTATTTGAAGTTTTGACTCGACAAATAACATCAGATATACTGAGCAATAAAGAATCAAAATCTGTAAATTTAGTCAAAAAGTATTTTAATAAAAATACTGCATTAGGTAAAGAGTTAGAATTATATGAAATTTTAACAAAAGAACGATATAATTCTGAAGAACGTGCAAACAGATTGGTAGATGCCGTTTTAAAAGAACGGGCACAAATTACAAATGCCTCTCTTAGAAGGGAAAAATTTAATTTAATAAAGGAAATTAAAGAAGATTATGATGTAAAAACATTATTTACTTCAAAAATCCCTAATTTTAAACAATTGGCTTCCATTTGGAAACTATTTTCTATTGAAACTTCTAACGAAAGTTATAGTCCAAAAGAAGAAGTAGATTCAAGATATACTATTGTTGAAAATTTAATTTCCTCTAATCCTAATAAAAAGGTTAGTGAATCTCCAGTAACTACTGAAGAAAAGGATGTTAGATTACTTGCTTATGAGTTAATGGTAGAAAAATTTAATAAAAAGTATTCTAAATTATCTACAGAACAAAAAGAAGTATTGAGAAAATATATTAATAATGTTTCTAATGCTACT